TTGGGCAGGCACCGTAACCCCGAAGCGTCTGTAGAGCGCGTTCTTGAGTACAAGCGCTATTTGCGATCAATCGCAGATGAACGCCCGTTCGGGACATTGGCGCGTGTCGCGGCGGTCACCGGCGTCAGCGCCGGCCGGGTTTCGCATATGCTGAACCCGGAGAAGGGATCGCCGATCCCCGAAACACATGCCGATGCGCTGATGAATGCCATTGGCCTCAAAAGCAAAGAGCGGCGCAGGTTTGTGCAGCTCTATCTGCGCGCCCACACGGCCCGCGAAAGTGCCTTTCCGTCGCTTTTGCCACGGCCACCGACCCATCGCAGGATCTCCGTTCGCATCCCTGTTTCGCCAAGCGCCGAACTTGATGCGCTGATCGACCGAACGGTCCACAGGCTTGCCATGGAAGTCGTTCGCTCGATCATCCACGCTTCAGGCGCGCAGCCGCCTGAGGGCGACGACGAGAACTTCGACGATCTTCAATTCGTCGATGACACCGACACCTAACTAACCACGCCTCCCGCTCCGCTTTCCGCACCCGCGCCCTTCTGGTCCGCGGGCGCTTCTACGTGGGTCGACCCCAAATCGGCCGGCTGGCTGATCCTTCCCACCCCGGCCTCAGCGTCGGGTTTTTTCTTGCCTTCATCATCCAAAAGGAGACCCCGATGACCGCACCGGTTTTCGGCATGACTTTTTCGCGGCCGGACGACGAGCCGATCCCGGTCCTGGGCGCCGACTTTTCCAAGGCGCTTTTGATCGAAACTTCGGCGGATGCCGATGCGACGGCGTTTCCGCTGACGGACGCCAACAACTATGTGCCCGTGCGCATCTCGACGAGCGATGCGGCCATGGTGGCCAAGCTCGGCACAGGCGCGCTGCGCGATGCCGTCAACGCCATTAATGCCCAACTCTCGGGCCTCAATGCCGGTGGCGATGTGACTATCCTGCGTGTGGCCGAGGGGGCGAACGCGGCAGCGACGGCCGCCACTATTGCTGCAGCGCTCGATCCGGCAAAGATTGCGACGATCCCGTCGCTGGTCAATGCCACGCCGCGCCTGGTGTGGGCAGGACGCGGCGCCTATCGGCTCGACAATGAGACGGTCGGGCCGGTCGCGGCCGCCTATCACCCGGCGCTCGAGCGGCTCTTGGCCGTTGGTGTGCTCGATGTCGATGATACGTCGACGGCTAGTGCGATCAGTGCGCGCGAGACGCTCAATTCCGAGCGCATCATTCCTGTCGGCGTGGCGGCGCGGGTCTATGAGGGCGAAGACATAGTCACTCGCGCCATGGGGCCGCGCATCATCGGCCTCTTCATGCGCATCGACAATGCTAACGAAGGCAAGCCGTTCAACCCGATCGCCAATCGCACAATCTACGGTCTTGCAGGTCTCAGCCGGAGAATTCCGTTCTCGCTGCTCGATGGCTCGACCGAGGGTCAGCAGCTGCTTGAAAGCGAAGTCTCGATCGTCGTTGCCGGGGAAAGCGGTGTCGATGGCGCGATCGCCGATGGCGGTTTCAGTTTCATCGGCACAGACAACACGACGACGGGCGAGCTCTGGAAGCAGATCCACCAGGTGCGCGGAGCGGACTACCTGACCGTCAAGATGATGCAGATCACGCGGCCATTCTTTGGACGGAAGATCAGCGCCAGCATGGCGGAGGCCTGGCTGACCAGCATCAAGTTCATGCTGCGCGACCACAAGGCCGATGAAGACATCCTTGGCTACAAGGTCGAATTCCGTGCCAGCAAGAACAGCCCTGAAGAAATCCGGATGGGCAGGCTGACGGTCAATCTCAACATCGAGCCTGCGCCGGCCTTCAAGGTCGCCCATCACGAGGTGCGCCGCTATCGCCCGGCCGTCGAGGGCCTCGTCGCCGACATCATCGCGCGCCTCACCGCCGCCGCCTAAGGACAGACACCATGACACAAGCTGCACTTCACCTCCTGGTCAACGTCGATGTGCGTCGGGTTTCCAAGCCCGACTTCACGCGCAAGACCATGATCAGCACACTAACCATGCCGCCGCTGACGTTGATGACGGCCGAGCACAATCCCGGCGGCGGGACGGGCGCCGTCAACTTCACCAATCCACGCGTCGAGGCGCCTGAGCCGGCCCTTACCGCGAAGGGCATCGACACCGAGATCTTCACCGGCTTTGGCGAGGTCGATCGCTATGTGTTCGCTGCCAGCTACAAGAAGCGCGGATCTGGTGGCGGCGGCCTGGTTCCGGCCCGGGCGATCATCGAAGGCGCTGTCACGACCTGGGAGGCCGATGAGAGCGATCCGGCGGAAATGCAGGGCAGCACGCATGGCTTCAATGAAGTCACGCATTACGAGCTCGTCGTCGCCGGCGACGAGCTTTTCTATTGGGATTTCTGGGAAGGGGTGCTGCGCATGGGTGGCATTGACCTGACAGCCGCCCGTCGATCAGCGCTCGGCGCCTGATCCAAACCTTCTTTGCGGCGCCCGGGTGGCGCCGCTTTCCTTTTGAGGACGGACAATGACCGAAAATATCTCAGTGAAACTTTCCCGCCCCATCATGCACCATGGTCAGGAGGTCGCAGAGCTGACGTTCCGCGAGGCCAATGTCGGCGACATGATCGCCGCAGACGAAGTGCAGGGCGACTTTGCCAAGACGGCGGCCATGCTGGCCTCGATGGCGGGTGTCGATATCGACACGTTCAAACAGCTGCCGCTGCGCGATCTAAACAAGATCACCAAAGCGACGAACGGCTTTTTGGGAAACGACGATACCCCCGGAGGACAGTGGCTCCGCGTAGCCGTTCTCCTTTCGCACCATTGCTCGACCTCGATCTCTGAGGTTGAGCAGCTGCCGATCCGAAAAGCGGCTCGGTGGCATAACGAACTCTCGAAAATGCTGAGCGGAGGCCGCCGTGGCGAAACTCGAAAGTAGCCTGATCCTGTCGCTGATCGACAGGGTCAGCGCTCCGGCACGAAAGGTTTCCCGCGACCGTATCTCGCCTCAACGACGCCGCGAAAGCCAATCGCCGCGCGATGGAAGAGATGCAGGGTCAGGTGCTTGGTGCGGTCGGTGCCGGGTATGCGCTCTATCGTGGCCTGGCGGCGCCAGTGAATGCGGCCGTGGGCTTTGAGAGCGCCATGGCCGATATCGCCAAGGTCACCGATTTCAGCGCCGACGGCTTGAACGCTTATGGCAAGGAGCTGCGCGCCCTTGCCACGTCCGAAATTCCGATGGCTGTCAACGAACTTGCTGCGCTCTCGGCAGAAGCGGCGGCGGCCGGAATCGCGCAGGAAGACCTGCTCGAATTCACCCGCCTTACGGCCAAGGCTGCTGTTGCCTGGGGTGTTTCAGGCGCTCAAGCCGGCGAGGATCTGGCCAAGCTGCAAACGGCGCTCGGGATGACGGTGGAAGAAACGCAGAAGTATGCGGACGCCATCAATCATATCTCGGACAACACGGCTTCGACGGCGCCCAACCTGATCACATTCGCCAAGGAAGTCGCCGTTCAAGGCGAGTTCTTTGGTTTCAGCAAGGAACAGACCCTGGCCTTCGGTTCGGCCATGATCAGTGCTGGCGCTGAGGCGAATGTGGCGGGAACGTCTTTCCGCAATATGGGTCGGGCGCTGACCAAAGGAACGTCGGCCACCACAAGACAGCAGAAAGCCTTCAAAAGGCTCGGCATGGATGCGGCGAAAGTCGCCTCGGCCATGCAGGAAGATGCCGTCGGCACAACGCTCGAGGTCATCGATGCGATCGGCAGGCTGCCGGCGGAAACGCAAGCTGCTGCCATTTCCGATCTTTTCGGTGACGAAGCGCAGGCGTTGATCCCCTTGCTTGGCAATATCGACCTTTTGAAACAGTCCCTTGGGCTGGTCGGCAGCGAGATGGCCTATGTGGGCAGCGTTGGGCGAGAATTCGAGAACCGCGCTGCAAGGACCGAGTTTGCGATCCAGCGGTTCAAAAACCAGGTCAATGATCTCGGCATTACCGTTGGCAGCATCCTCTTGCCGCCTCTCAATGATTTTCTTGCGGTTGCGGGGCCGCTGGCCCTGTGGGTGGCCGAGCTGGCAGAGGCTCACCCGGACCTGACCCGAAACGTCCTTGGCGCTGCTGCCGCCCTTATCGCTGCGCGTTGCTGCCATTGGCCTCAAATTTCTCGGGCTGGTCGGCAAGGGTGGGGTCATCGATCTTCTGACCCTTGGAACCAAGGGGCTGATCGAGCCGCTTGGCAAGGTCCGCAAAGAGCTGGGCCTGATCTCGGCGCTTGCTTCAACCGGCGCTTTCAGTGGATTCGAAACCCTTGCAGCACGGCTGGGCGCCGTAGCCAAGGTGGTGCCAGGCCTGAGCCTGGCGGGGCCCGCGCTCGGCGCCATTGTGACGGCTCTTGCCGGCATTACCTTGCCTGTTGCCGCCGGCATTGCCGCGGTCGCTGGGGCTGGTTTCCTGATCTATAAATATTGGAATCGCATCGGCGCCTTTGTCAGCGGTTTTGCTTCGGCCATGGCAACGGAATTGCAGCCGGCACTTGATGCCATCAGGCCAGTCCTGGACTGGTTCGCGCCTCTTGGCGAGCTGATCGGGAACGGCTGGAACCTGGCCAAGTCGGCGCTTGATGGTGTGGGGAGCCTCCTGAGTGGATTGTTTTCGCAAGAGCAGCTTACTCCTGAACAGGAAGAAGCGCTCCGCTCATCAGGCCGCAGGCTCGCAGAGGCGCTCGTTGGCGCGTTTTCGGGCGTCGGCCAGATGTTGTCGGACGCGATCACTGGCTTCAACTGGGTGCAGACGGGTATCGACCTCATGAACGCGATCTGGAAAGGCATGAAATCCATTGCCTCCAAGATGGTGGCGGATCTCGCCAATCAGATTGCCAGCATCAACCCATTCGGAGGCGGCGGAGGCGGAGACGCTTCAGGGCCAAGGCAAGTCCAGCCTGGCGACAAAACGCCGGGAGGGGATGTCATAGGAGACGCCTTTGCCAAGGGAGGGCGGTTCAACAGCGGCGTCGCTCTGGTGGGCGAGGAGGGGCCGGAGCTTGTCGAATTTGGTGGTCCCGGAAATGTGCACACCGCTGCAGAGACGCGCGGCATCCTTGGTGGGGCAGGCGGCTCGGGTGTCGGGTCAATCACCATCGCGGCGCCCCTTATTGGCTCTGTGACTGTCCATAACATGGCCGACGTGGATCGGTTGATGAACGAGATTGGCCAGAAGCTCACCGACATGATCTCGGGTATTCAGGCCGACACGGGCTACAGGGTGGTGTGATGCTTTACTAGATCGGGTCGCTGACCCTCGACACACATCCGTTCAATGCGGACGAAATGAGCCGTTCGGCCTCGGCTGACTTTGCTGTCAAGGCGCTGGTCGGCACGCTACCGGGCCGCGAATTCATGGGAGAGGGTGACGATAAAATCACCCTCTCCGGCCAGTTGCTGCCGTTCAAAACCGGTGGCTTGACCGAGCTTCAAACGGCGCACGGCTTTCGCCAGTCGGGCCAGAAGCTGCCGGTCATGCGGGGCGACGGGAAGATGTTCGGATGGTTCGCCATTGAGAGTATTTCTGAAAGCCATCGTGACCTCATGAAAGACGGTGTCGGCTATCGCGTCATGCACACGATCGCGCTCATCAAGGTCGGTCCCGAGGGAGCTTCGCCGGGGATCATCGGCGGCATTCTTTCGCTGTTCAGCCAGGCAGGTCTTTGATGACGCAAAGCTTTACCATCAAGCGGGAGGGGGTGACCCTTGATCTCCTGCTTTATCAGGTGCACGGCGTCGAGGGGCCAGCGATGCTCGAGGTCGCGCTTGGCCTCAATCCCGGGCTGGCCGATATGGGGCCGTTCATTCCGCTCGGCACGACGGTGATCGTGCCCGACAAGCCGGCGCGGGACGTGTTCCGCGTTCGCCCGACCGTTTCTCTTTTCGGATAGTTCACATGCCATGGAAAGTGGATTGGCGTGTTCTGGTCGATGGCCAGGACATGACCTCGGCTATGCGGCCGTTCCTGATTTCGGTTTCGATCACTGATAAGGACGGCACGGCCGGCGATACCTGCCAGATGCAGTTCGACGACAGCGATGGGCAGATCAGCCTGCCCCAAGAGGGTGCAAAGGTGCAAGTCTATCTCGAGGGCGCGCTCAAGTTCGACGGGACCGTCGACACGGTGCGATTTGCGCTGTCGCGTGGCGGCGGTCGAACACTCAATGTCAGCGCCAAGGGACTTGATGCCAACGGCAAGGTCAAGCAGCCGCAGTCCTTTCATATGGATGATGCGTCGCTGCAGGGCTTTCTCGACAAGGCTGCGAGCAATGCGGGTCTTGCCGGCATCAAATTCGATCCGGCATTTGCCAATATCCAGCGAGACTATTGGTCTGCAGATTCGGAAAGCTTTCTGCACCTGGGGCAGAAGATCGCTCGGGAGGTTGGCGGGACGTTCAAGATCCGCGGCGACTGGGCCGTGGTGGCCAAGCGTGGGAGCGGGTTGTCGCCGAGCGGGGCAGCGCTGCCGCCCGTGATGGGTGTCGTTGGTGTGAACGTCATTCGCCTCGACATCGAACCGATCTCGATGCGCGATCGGTTCAAGACTTCGGTTGTGCGCTACTTCGACCGACCGGAGGCAATGTTCAAAACGGTGGAGGTGGGGACGGACGACGAGCGGGCGAAAGTTGACCGCGAAAGCCTGACCAGTGCTGTCGATGAAGCCCATGCGCGCGAGATTGCCGAGGGGCGAAAGTCAGACAGCAAGCGAGAGGGTGGCGACGGTTCGGCGGAGCTGGACCTCGACATCGACGCGCAGCCGGAAGCGCAGTTCATCCTGCGAGGTGCCCGGCCTGGGGTGGATGGCGCCTACAGGATTGCCAGCGTTGGTCATAAGGTCGATCGTGGTGGTGGCTCCACGACTTCGCTTGAGCTCAAGGAGCCGGGGCAGGGTGCGGGGTCCGATGATCGTGCGGCGTGAGGCTCTCTCAACTAGCTGCTGACGAGCGGCACAGTTGCAGGGTCCGATAGGTGGCTAGGCGGATTAGTCAGCCAGGCCCGGGGGCAACGTCCCAGATTTGAATAGGACCTTTGGCTCATCATAGGTGTCGGCCTCAACATCGACGTCAGCTGAATAGGCCCAGATACCGGCACGTGTCGGTGCGATACGTTCCGCCGCCGCGATGGCTTTGTCCGCTGTCTTGTACTGCTGCGGTTGGTCCGGCTCCAACTTTCGGCCCTTTTGCCGAAAGCCTTGAACGAAAAACAGTGTCGGCATCGCCAAACCTCCGAGGTTGGCCTGCGGCATAGCAGATTCTCAACATCACAGGAGGCATCATGGCTGATGAATGCGGTTTGACTGCAAGAATGGTTCTGAATCTCAGCGTTGCCGTAGAGCCATGAACCACGGATGGCAGACAACGCCGTAGATCGCGCCTGCCACAGCCCAGATGGTCCAATGGCCGCCATCGGTAGCAGTATCGATGACGAAGCCAAACACGCCTAGCAACACAGTGGCGATAGCGATCTTCAGAATTGGCGACATAGGTAGCCCCTTTTGATGTCGTTCTAGACGCCTGACCTTCTCAGCCAGCAGATCGTGCCTCTGCCTCAGAGCAAAACCATCGTTCGCCGTATTCGGGGCGAATGGTCGTCTCAGCATAATAGCGCTGTCCGGGAACGTGGTAGATGCGCTCGCCGCTGCCGATGCTGACATTGCCCTTGATGTTGCAATTTTGGCCGAAGCCCGCAATGGCGCGCGAAACCATAGATGCACCGCGATCAGGCGTTGCCAGGACCATCACGCCAACGAAGCCTATTGCTGCGGCGGCGCAGACAAAGATCAGATCACGCATGGGGCATCTCCTCGCCCTGATCTGTCCACTCCTTCAAGCATCAAACAAGTCCAGCCTAAGCGGCTGGTAAACGGGAAATTTCCAACATCGTTAGGAGGCTATCATGGCTGATGCAAAGTTCGCCCGGTGTCATGCCGTCACCGCGAAATGGGAGGGCGGCTGGTCGAACCACGCCGCAGACCCTGGCGGCAAGACGATGTACGGCATTACCGAAGCCGTCTATCACCAGTGGCTCCGCAAGAAGGGGCAGGGCGCCAAGCACGTGCGCAACATCACCCGGGTCGAGGCGGAACAGATCTATTTCGACCAGTACTGGAAGCCGGCAGGCGGGCCGACACTGGCCGTTGGCGTCGATCTCGCCACTTATGACGCCGCAGTCAATTCTGGCGTCTCGCGTGGCCGCAAGTGGCTGATGGCCGGGCTCGATCCGAAAGACGATCACGTCCATACCGTCAAGAATATCTGCCGCCAGCGTCTTGGCTTCGTCCAGTCTCTCAACACGTGGAAGGTGTTCGGCAGGGGCTGGGGCAACCGCATTGCCGACATTCAGGCCAAGGGCGTTGCCTGGGCACTGGCCGCCGCGAATGATCCGCACGTGGTCAAGCAGCAGCTCGAGGACGAGGCCGATAAGTCCAAGGCCACGGCCGGCCAGCAGACCGGTGCAGCAGGGGCGGCTGGCGCCGGCGGGGCAGGGGCAGTCGGCGTCGATCAAGTCGACACCACGCTCTTTGCCAATGGCTGGGTAGTCGTCGGGCTGGTGATTGTCGCCGTCGCTGTCGTCTTCGTGCTGGCCTCGCGCGCCAAGGTCAACAGCCAGCAGGCCGAGGCCTACCGGCGCGAAGCCGCGGCGCTCTAACCGGTCCAATCATCTCTGTTCGTCATCCGCCGCCTGAGGGCGGCTTTTTTCATGTCTGGAGGCAGCTCATGAACCTGCAAACATCAATCGCGACTGGCATTCTCGACGAGGTGTTCAAGCGCGCACTCAAGCCCGCCACTCATCAAGAGGTGCAGCGCGCGCCACAGGTGGCGTATGAGGCCGCAAAGGAGCTGGCGCCAGTTCTGGTCAACATGACCAACAATGAGCCGTGGTATCAGTCCCGCATGACCTGGGGCGCGATCGCGGCGATCCTCGGCGGTTTGAGCACGATGGCAAGCCTTGTCGCTGCTGGCGATTGGTCGATGGAGCTTTGGTTTGCCGGTTTGAGCAGCGTCGGCGGCGGCATCGGAACTGTTTATGGCCGATGGGTCGCCAAGAAGCCGCTGGGGCAGTGACGCATGTTCATCCGCGTCGTTACTGGCATTGCCGAGCACTTCGATGTCTGCTTCCCTGAATGGCTGGGGGCGGGCATTCTCATATGGTGGGGCGGCAATCTTGTGCTGACGCCGGTGTCATGGACAAACCCTGGGGCATGGAGCTTAATGCTTTCCATGCTCTCAGAGGACAACTGGGGGCTGGTCTGCGTTGCTGCAGGCTGTCTCTGGGCCACGGCGCTCACTGTCAACGGCACCTTTGCCGATACCGCCTATTCCCGCTTCTCTCCCAACGTGCGCGGCCTCTGCGCGCTGTTGTCTGCCGCGATCTGGTTTCTGGCTTTCATGTCGGTTCTTACCGCAGAGTCATCGGGTCGCGGCATCTATATCCTGCCACTGGCCATGAGCGTGTGGTGTGTTTTCAACGCTTGGCGAGACGTAGGCAGGGCGAGGTCGTCACGGGATGCTGGACGTTAGTTTTTTACCGGATGAATGGCAGGCCGTCGCTGCTATCGGCTTTGCTCTCAGCCTTGGTGTGTTCGCCGCTTGGGCGCGCTTCTTTGGTAAAAAAGAAGGCCCGCCCGCGCCGAAGGTGAAGGAGTTCTCTGTTTCCGGGCAGCTGGCATGGGGCCCGTCAAGGAACTGGTCGAGACGGTCGGGTTGGTTATGCAGGAGATGGTGCGGACCAATATTGCGCTCGAAGAAACGGCAAAGGCCCTAGCTCAGTTGGCCCATATTTTTGAGCAGCGCTTGGAGGAAGAGCGGAGGGATCGGGAGATCGCCGAAGAGGTGCGCCGGCAGTTGAAGGACCGGGGGTGATGATCACCCGCTCCTACTGAATAATCGTGCCATCCCCGTTAGGTGCCGGAATCGACTGTTCCTCCAAAGGCGCGCGTGTCGATTGAAATCCGCTGAGCAGGCTGACCGCGACGGCGGCGAGTGCCAACAGGGCTAGGGCGACAATCACGTTGCGGCGGTTCATCATTCGGCTCTCCTCAGGGCACATCAACGGACTTATCCGCCATTGGCTCCGCGGGCGCCTTGTTCTCTTTCCGTTCACGGTATAGGAGTCGGAACCTCGTGCATCGAGGTTTCCATGTGCAAGATTCTGATTGTCTCGAAATGGCCGGTGCCCATTTCTACCGTCATGGGTGCCCTCGTGCCTCTGGTGGGGCGGACCGTGCATGCCGGCTTCCCCAGCCCGGCCGACGATTTTATCGAGGACATGATCGACCTCAATCAGGTCCTCGTTCCCAACCCGACCGCGAGTTATCTGTGGCGCGTGGTCGGCGACTGCATGATCGATGTGAAGATTTTTCCTGGCGACGTTGTGGTGGTGGACCGGTCGCTAACTCCCAAGCATCGCGACGTCGTGCTCGTCGTCATCGATGGCGAGCCAACTCTGAAGCGCCTCAATCGCCGTGGCGGGATCATGGTGCTGCACAACGAGAACGCCAAGCTACCTCCATTCACGATTGCCGAGGGAACAGAGGTCTCGGTTTGGGGCGTTGTGACGAACACAATCCGCGGCATACGCAAGTGACGGCTATTGCGCTGATAGACGGCAACAGCTTCTACTGCTCTTGCGAGCGCGTCTTCGATCCGAAGCTCGAGCGACGACCGGTTATCGTCCTTTCGAACAACGATGGCTGCGCGGTTGCTCGGACCGCTGAAGCGAAGGCGCTAGGCATCGGCATGGGCGCGCCATTCTTCAAGATCAAAGACATCTGCCGTAGCGGCAACGTCGCTGTCTTCAGTTCCAACTATGCGCTCTACGGTGACATAAGCCGGCGTATGAATTCCGTCTATCAGGGCTTCTCGCCCGACATCGAGATTTACTCGATCGACGAGTCGTTCCTCGACGTCGAACACCTCCCCCTCAAAGACCGCACCGCCTGGGCCTCGGACCTGCGCGCGACCACGCGCCAGTGGACCGGCATCCCGTGTTGCGTCGGCATCGGACCGACGAAGACACTGGCCAAGTTGGCCAATAAGGCGGCGAAGAAGCTCCCGAGCGGTGTGCTCGATCTCAGTGATGAGAAGGTGTGCGCAGAGGTGATGGCGACGTTCCCGATAGGCAACGTCTGGGGAATCGGCCGCGCATCACAGGAGAAGCTGGCGCACCTCGGCATCGAGTACGCCGGCCAGGTGGCAGCGATGGACCCGAAACTCGCTCGTCAGCTCATGACCGTGGTCGGCGAGCGGATCATTCATGAGCTCAACGGGCGGGCAGTGATCGCATTGGAAGCCGTGGCGCCGCAGCGCAAGGGCTGCGCTGTCACTCGGAGCTTCGGGCAGCGCGTCACGTCCAAGATCGAAATGGAGCAGGCCGTCGCTGGCTATGCCACGCGCCTGGGCGAAAAACTTCGGCGCCACGGCTTGGCCACTGACCATGTAACGGTGTTCATGCATACCTCGCCCTTTGCCGACGACCCGCAGCGGTCGGTTTCAATAACGGTCGATATCGTCGTGGCGACCAACGATTCCCTGCAGTTCATTAAGGCGGCGCGTCGTGCCGTCGACGGATTATGGCGAGACGGCTTCCGCTATTCCAAGGCCGGCATTATCGCCCAAGACCTGGTGCCGCCGGCGGAACGGCAACGGGCGCTTTTCGACGCGATCGACTACGATAAGGCTGCGAAAGTCATGGCGGCTATGGACGAGGCGAATCGGCGCTGGGGCAGGGCGACCGTGGTGCCCGCTGCAACAATGGGTGCAAAGAAGAAGCAGCAAACCTTCACAACTAAGTTTGAGATGAGGTCGCCCCGGTTCACAACGCGATGGGCAGAGCTTCCCGTGTGCCGCTAAGCGATCAATCGATATCGTTTAAGCCTCTCACCTCGAGCTGTCCCCGGGCCGGATCCCAGAGTTGGCTGCTCTCAATGTCGATGGCGATAGTGTGATAGCCGCACACATAGGCGTATTCGTTCACCAGCGGCACGGCGATATCCATAGTATAGGGGCCTTCCCACATCTCCGGAATCTCGTACCATTGAGGCAGCGATATCATCGCCCGCCACACCCCATCGCCAGACTGCCCTATAACAAGGACGATCTATCGCTCGTCGGGCGTGTCTACGCTTAGGTAGTACATAGGTGCAGGCGATCGCGGGAGTTTCCGATCTGTGGTCTTTGGCCGTCCCTTAGCGAGGCGTGATTGCAGCGAAGCGAGCTCTGCAGCAGGATCGAAATCGTCATCGGTCATCGGAATCGATATCACAATAATTCGCCGCAACCGATTCTCTCCGTTTGCATTTCCGACTCACGATGCACTCGAGTTCCACATGGTTGGGCTGACGCCTAACCTCCGCACAAAGCGGCCACGCCGCAGGGACTCAGAATCTAGCTACCCTCTCCCGACCTTCCGCCCCTTCCAACTTTGCACGCTCAGTGAGACGACCCCTAGCGGCGATGACTGGCTGTTCGAAATGAAGTTCGACGGCTATCGCGCGCAGATCGCGATCGCGGGTAGCGAGGTCCGGGTCTTCACGCGTAATGGGCACGACTGGACGGAGCAGTTCAAAGTCCTCCTGCCGCCGCTTAAGACACTGACGAAGGGCTCGGTGCTGCTCGATGGCGAGATTGTCGCCATTGAAAACCAGGGCCGCACCAACTTTAGCATGCTCAAGACTGGCATCGCCGCCGGTATCCCGCTGAAATTCTATGCCTTCGATGTGTTTGAGAAGGATGGCGACGACCTGTCGTCGACCCCAATGATCGAGCGCAAGGCAATCCTTGAGGAGCTGATAGGGGAGCGCGACGCCGGCGACAGCCTCCAGTATAGCCACCATGTCGTTGACAACGGCAAATCGGTCTTCGACGCGATGTGCAAGGGCGGCCACGAAGGCATGATCGCCAAGCGCGTCGACGCCCGGTATGTCGGCGATCGGACGAAGGGCTGGCTGAAAATTAAGTGCACCAAGCGGCAGGAGTTCGTCATCGGTGGCTGGCGCCCCAGCGACAACGGTCGCGGGATGGCCAGCCTAATTGTCGGCACCTACGAAAGGGTCAGTTCAACTATCGCGGTCGCGTCGGCACAGGGTTCAGCGAGGCTATGA